CATAGTTTTAAGTTTTTGATTTTCTTCTCTAAGATCTCTTAGTTCACCTTGATAACTTTCTACTTCTTTATTCATTTTTTCTCCTTTATTATATTTTCTTTATACCAAGTATTTGGACATCCTTTACAAAAAGTATTCCATACAGCCATTGTAATAATATAGCATACCCAAAATATTATAAAAAATATAAAAATTTTTAATAAAATATTACATAACTTCCAAAAAAATAATGATAGTATACCAAATAATTTTATAAAAATACTTTTTTTAATATTGTTTTTCCTTTTGTACTATCGAAGTTTACAAATGGACTGTACTTCTCCATTCTTTTTTTGAATTCTGTCCACACTGGATCATTTAATATCTTATTCCATCTTCTAGTATAATTTAAAACTCTGTCAATAATAACCATAGTCTCAACATAGATGTCGTTCCTCAGTACACATTGTAATAATATTGGGTGACCATCTTCCATAACAAATAAACTTTCAAAATCTAAATCTCTATCTTTATAATAGTCTTTTAAAAATTTAAGATCCTGTTCAAAAATATAACTTAAACTGTCTTGTCTCTTCTTCCATGATTTATATACTTCTTCAGCTTTCATTGTAAGAATATTTCCAATCCAAAAATCTTCACCATCTGCAAAGTTGCTTACAAATAAATCTTTAAGCTGTTCTTTATCATACTTACGTTCTAGTTTAGTAAAGAAAAATTTATCTTTTCTTTTTAAAAAACTATCTTCTTTGGCATTAACTTTACCATTATATTTAAAGTAATCATAACTTGTAGTAAAATGATTTCTAATAGATAAGTAAAGTTTATATGCCTTGAAGCCTTCGTAAATATTATTCATCTTGTTTCATAAAGTTAAGTACAGTAGCTTCTTCTTTAATTTGTTTCTTGATTTTTTGGTTTATAAGTTTAGCAGCACTTTCTATCTCAAGATTATTTTTATCACAATAATCCATTATAGCATCCATATAAGATATTTCTTTTTCTTGAGCTAGATCCATAATTATTTTACTAAACTTAGAAGTTGTTAATACATTAATCATTCATCTTACCTACACTTCTTCTTTGTATATCCTCAGATAGAAGTTCAGGCCAATAAATTTCAAATGCAAGTGTATTTTCATTAGCTTTAAATAAATGATACTCTCCAGGTTTAACAGACATAAAGTCTCCTGAATATAAAATAGTTTTATCAACTAATTCATAATCATTTTTATATACATGAACCTCAAGTTCACCATTTTCAATGTAGAACCCATTCCACTTATGACTATGTTTATGAGTACTACATTCACCACCTTTGTTCACTTCAATACGGTGAAACTCTACTACAGGATTTTGTAATAGTGATCTAGTTTCACCCCATACTTTTCCAGCTTTCATTTTACTCCTTATAAAATATATGATCTTCGTGTTTAACAGTTTTAATCTTTTCTTTAGCCCAATAAGGGTTAACATAAACAGCATGATACCATAACGCACCATCTGTAACGTCTTTTAGATTATAACCTGAAAGTACTTGATTGGCAACAGCTAATGCAATATTAAAAGATTCGTGATCATTTATTACATCTGCTTTGCCATCACAGTACCAACTAAATTGACATTTATCTCTTACAGGGACATCTTTATTCATATTATCTTTAAACCATTTATTCATTCGTGCTTCATATACAACACCACATACTGTGTTTGGAAAATCTTCGTTCTTAACTCTGTTCATAACTACTTGACTCACTGCTATTTGAGATAAGATAGATTGATTTCTAGCTTCAAAGTATGCATTTTTTGCAAGACATAAAACACTTTCGTGATCAAAGGTTTTAACTTTATCTTCAACTTGAGATAATACTCTAGGTTCTTTTTCCATATGTTCTTGAACATCCTTTGGAATTTCAAGATTAATTATAGAATAAAAAACATAAAAGAGTCCTATTGCAAGGACAAAAGATATATGATGTGATTTTATTCGCATAATACCTCCTTTATAAACGTGAGATTATTTATTATATGTTACTTTTGAATTTAAGTCAACTAACCAGAACAGTTAGTTTATTGAGATTGTTCCTTATCATTACAACCACACTTTACTTCATAATCATGGATCGCAGCTTTGATAGCATCTTCTGCAAGAACAGAGCAATGGATCTTAACTGGTGGTAACGCCAAAGTTGTTGCAATGTCAGTATTTTTAATTCCTCGTGCTTCATCAGTTGCTTTACCTTTTACCATTTCTGTTATTAATGAACTAGATGCAATTGCAGAACCGCATCCGAAAGTTTTAAATTTAGCATCCTTTATAGTATTGGTTTTTGGATCCACTTCTATTTGAAGTTTCATTACATCACCACAAGCTGGTGCTCCAACTAATCCAGTTCCAACATTAGGATTGTTTTTGTCCATTGATCCTACATTACGAGGATTTTCATAATGATCTATTAATTCTTTACTATATGCCATGTAATTATTTATGAAAAATTTAGGGCAGATTCAATCCTCAGGGAAATTATACTCTGCCCTTAATTTAGTTTACTGCTCAGCGCAGGCGTAAGAGTTGATCTCTAGACCTACTGAAATTTCAGTAATTTGAGGTTTTGTCCAAGCCATGTTATGCTCCTTAATTAAATATTAATATTTAGTTTGAGCCGGTTGCCTAAACGACCGCGGACCTCACACCATTATGTATATAAGTATACTATACACTACCTTAATATACGATTAACAAGTTGTTTAGAAACACCGGAAAATCGTTAAGAAATGTATTTTATTTTATTATCAATATCAATGGTTATTATCATTTTGAGTGATACTAACTCATTAAATTTAATCTTTTTACAAAACCAAACTCATCAGTTAAATGAAATATAACTTGATCCATTGTATCATGATCAAACACTAATATTTCATTTGGATACATTGCTGATTTAGGTTTTAAACCTGGTTCAAACATTACTGCAACCGCTGGATATCTTTCTATAAAAACTACTTTATCTTGTTTAATTAGTACATCTAATGTCATTACTCAAACCATCTTTTAACTCTTTCAATAGGTTTAGATAAAGGTCCATAAACATTCATAATAAAATTAATATGTTTATCTAACTTCTCTTCTATCCTATCTATTTTTTTTTCAATTTTATCTATTTTGTCCATAATTTGTTTAGGTGGATAATCAGACACTAAAGCTCTCCCCACATCCACATGATGATTTGGTTAAAGGATTATCTATCTTTAAAAAACTACCCATAAGCTCTTGTACATAATCTATAGTACTACCCATAATATACATTTCTGCAACTTTATCTACAGCAAGTACAACATTATCTTGTATTGGCAATATAGTGAAAGTATCGTCGTAACTATCAAGATAATCCCACTTATAACTAAATCCTGCACACCCACCTCCATTTACTCCAAATGAAATAACATTTTTATTATTCTTCTTTGCAATCTTGTAAAGATATTCTTTAGCTTTTTCTGTTAATGTTATCATATCTTCCTATTGGAACACTTCTGTTCCAAGGTGTGTTCCAAACCCGTGCTACCTAAGCAGCAAGTGCCATATCATTATCGTTGGCAGTTATTATGTGTTGATCTATTACGCAATCATCCGACTATCTCCAAATATTATCTATTATCTGTCGATCCTAGTTCGCCCCCTCATTCGGAGCTAGTGGTGGAGGCGCCGGGTACTGCCCCCGGGTCCAGCCTAACCAATAATATTCTTCATCAATAATACTTTTATTTATTTGTAAACCTATTACCTAAGTTATCATATGCCTCAATATATACTTCTTTATGAGTAGTGTCAACAGGTAGTTTAAAATAAACATCTTGAGCTATACCAATAGTTCCATTATAATTGAAAACATTTTTACCATTAATATACATAAACATACTTTCAATAAAAAGAGCAGGTATTTCACTTCCTCTTAATGTATCATATTGCATACCAGAATAATTTGGATGAAATATTTTAACAGTTGTATATCCAATATCTTTATGTTTTGTTATTAGTATATCACCAAATGGTTTATTTGAATTTTTGAGAGGAGGAGCAGAACACCCTCCTGCTGATTTTATATATCTTTTCATTATATATGAACTATAATTATCTTCACCAACTACAGTTAAAAATGTGTAAGCATTAACTCTTATATTGGTTTCAATTTCAGCTCTAATACCATAAAATTCAAACACTGCACAGCACGGTGATGGATTTTCATCTATAGTTAATGTAAACTTTTTAAATGTATAGTTTTTATCATTAGTAAATATTTTAATTGGAACATTGGATCCATCTATTGCTCTATATGGTGCTTCTATGTAAATTATATCTTCTCCATTTAAATGTTTTTCATTAGGATAAACACTCCATGCTAAAAATAAAATAATGAAAAATATAACAAACATTATTCTACCAAACAATTTTAAAAACCAATCTTCGTTTCTCATCTTGCCTATATTTTTAAAATATTTAAATCAATTAATATTTCTAACGTATGTAATAAAACTTCCACTATCAATAAAAATAATATAACTTTTACCACAGGTGTATAATATGTAAAATTCATTTACTTCTCCAATCTCTATAAAAACCTCTCGGTTGTACTACTTGCCTTTCACATGCAAAATCACTATGTGTAGTAATGACAAAATATTCTTTATCCTGACATCTATAATGACACTTAACTGAGTCATCTCCAAAAAAAGGATCAACTCTTTCTTGTTTATCTAGTCTACAAGTTACATAATATTGATTTCTTTCATCATATAATTTACCCTTACCTGACCATTTATAATTTAAACTGTCAACAGAAAAAGGAATAATAATAAAAATTAAAAATAAAAACTTTACCATATTCTACTAGCTATCATTACCATAATTACTGCACATATTACAAATATCATAGATCCTAGAACCCATTTCAACATTAATTCAAATTCTTCTTTCTTTCGTCTTGCTTCTTCTTGACGTGCTTTCCTAATGGACGCTTGTATTCTTAGTAAATCATTCCAAGCATTCATCCCATGTGTTGCAATGAGCCAGTTCCTTAATTCATCTTCCATAGCTTTAGCTTTCTTCAATGCACCAAAAGTTTCCAATGCTTCTTCTTCAACAGAACCAACACTTCTTCCTTTTTTAGCATTCTGATGATGATTTTTAATTACTTCTGTTGCATTCATCCATCTACCAACGTCTTTGTACATTGACTCTACGTCTCTTCCTAATTCAAAGCCTTTTTTGATAGTAGTAAATGCTGCTGTGGCTGCTGTAATTGCTGTAACTGGATCCATAATACCTCTCTAACATATTTATGAAAATATTTTGTTTACCCTGTTGACCTTATTTCGTTAATATGGGACTATAATAATATAGTATAATATTTAACAAGGAGTGAGATTATGAATTATACAAGAACTATAAACATTGATGGACCAGCTGGTAATGCTTATAATTTAATGGCTACAGCTAAACATATGGCTAGAGACTGTGGTGAAAATGGATCCAAGATAGTTAATGAGATGAAGGAAACTGGTGACTATGATATGCTAGTACAAACTTTCTTATTTTATTTTGGTGATCATGTTGACTTAGTTGACAGTTATGGTGATAGTGTTAAGGAAAGGTATATTAATAATGATTAAATTTGATCAAAAAAAATTAGCTAGACATACTAATATTCATTTTACTGCTCAAGTAAAGCAATACTTAAGAGATGCCAAGGCAACTATGAGTAGAGAGTTTGAGTCAGAGACTGATCCTAAGAGAAAAAAAGAACTAGAAGAAGGCTCATATTATATAGAGCTATTATCTGATAGTCTAATTGAAAAGATTAGTAAACCTGAGTTTCATTTTCAAACTAAAGATCTTGGTCTATAATGACCGAGTTCTCTAATGGAATATTTAAAACATTAGCTGGAACTTCATTTGGTAGAGCTGCAATATATACTTGTGGTCATATTATTATAGCTATGAATGTTGTTTATTGGTTAACTGGTGCATCTTTGTTCGAAGCAGGATTAGTTGCACTAGTTGAACCAATTATTAATGGTTGTTGGTATTATTTGTTAGATAGGATTTGTTCTAATCTAAATAAATAATTTATGGTTCAATTAAATTTACCTAAAAATTCAAAAGTCATTGAAGGAAAGACTTGGGGCAAACCTAATAATCTTTCTATTCAAGTATATCGCTGGAACCGAGAAGATGGATCCAATCCAAGATTAGATACATTTAATTTAGACAAGAATAAAATAGGTCCAATGCTATTGGATGCTATAATTTATATTAAGAATAATATTGATCCTTCTATTGCATTTAGAAGAAGTTGCAGAGAAGGTATATGTGGTAGTTGTTCTATGAATGTCAACGGAACAAATACTTTAGCATGTCTAACTCCTATAGATAAAAAACAATTTAAAATTTATCCATTACCACATATGCAAGTACTTAAAGATTTAGTAGTTGATCTTCAACCATTCTCTC